CTCGGCGACGCCAACCTCGACTGCAGTGCCGCTGACGCCAAGCGCCTGCAGGAACAGCGGGAACATGTTGCGGTGTATCGGCCTGATCATGTGATTCGCACGGTCGTGCGTCCTTCGGTGCCGTAAGTCTTCTCTTTGACGACCCTCGCCACTTGCGTGTCGTCTTTCCACGCCACGCCGTTCAATGCGTCCAAAACAGCCTTCTCAAGGTTGTCGATATCTGGCCGTGGCAATCGCGGGGCGTCGGCGGCCAGCCCGCTCTTTCGCATGTGCGACTTAGGGCGGGAAAAAACAAAGTCGATGACTACCGAGACTGGGTCTTCATGCACGCTGGCCCCAGCTGCTCGAGCAGCGACGGCAACCGCCTGGCGGTAGGCGTGGATCGGGTGGTCCTTCGGCACGTACGCACGGGCGAACCCGCCCGCAGTCGAGACTCGCGGCCTCGGCTGCGGGACAGGGTCGCCCGGCACGCTGAACGTGATCGCCATGCCGCCAGCGTCGCGGCAGTGTCAAGCGAGCGAGGCTACCGGGAACCGCAGAAACAGCGTCTCGTTTTTAGGCTTTTGGCGACACGTTCTTCAGACCTGTCGCCGCCCAACTCATATTCGCAATCCGTCGCCACAGAAATACTGATTCTCAGAATCGGGCAGGCGTCCATCGAGTGCGGTTGCCAGCTTCTCGCCACAGTGCCGTGGCCTCCGAAATGTCGAACCCAAGTGCGCCAAAACTTCCGCCGTCGTAGCCTCCGATGATCCGGTCGTGAAACGACATAATGCTATGGCAAAAGCCAATGCGACCGCCGCCGCTTTTCCAACGCCCAAACACTGCCTGGTCCCATGCCCAGGAATCACGCTCGAAACCGGTGTCACTGTCCCAGTTGTACGCGAGTTGCCGAAGCCAGCCAAAGGCTTCCTTGTAAATAAACTCTCCCTTCAGCGGAAAACCGAGCCCAACGATCAGAGCCTCGTCCGTGCAGCCGCTCGCGTCGATCTCGTCTGCCACGTCCTGCGGAAACTCGACCACCGGCTTTACCTCCACGTACACCAGCCTTTTCCCGTGAATGGCGAAGTCCGGAATCCATCCGTTGAAATCCGTTGGCTCGTATGTCCATTCCCAGCCAAGCAGATCGAACATCGCGGCCCACTTCGCCTCAAGCCGCGACCGGAAGTTGACACCTCCGTATCGCGTCTCGATTGCTTTGATCGTGTAGTTCACTGGAACCTCTAAAACTGAGAACCAGCGGGTGAAGCGGACATCGCATCGACCTCCTGCGTGATTGTGAATCCATGCGGCGATGCCGCTTATCCTGTGCGTTATGGCTACCGTTCGTTATCCGCGGCCGCGATCATCTGCTCGACGTATCGCAGGCAATCCACGAAGTCGTGCGCCGTCTCCGGCTCGCTCTCTTCCCAGAATGCCACCTTCTCCGGCAAATGGTACTTTACGAAGTCGCAGTCCGTGACGAGCCGGTGAGCTTCAAACCACCATCCCCACCGGCTCTCGATCACCACAGTCTCGTCGTTGAACTTGACGGCCCAAACGCCGAACGACTTGTGTACCTTCCAGCCTTCGTCCGTGTCGTCACGCTCGATCATGTCGGCCGGGAAAATGACCGTGTCCGACTTGCGGCCGTTGCATGTGACGCAAGCCGCCACGAGGTTGCAGGCGTTGTCGCTGCCGTACCTCGATCTCGGGATTAAGTGATCGACTTCGAGGTTCTCCGATCCCGGCCGTGCGCCGCAGTATCGGCATGTGAAGTTGTCCCGGTGGAGAATCTTGAACTTCTCGCGCCGCTCAATCCGCCATCCATAACCAGCGGATGCAATGGACCGCTCCTTTACCCGTCTTGGCATTGTGAATCCTTTCGTCGCGGCCAATAATCCTGCGTGTTCTCAGTCCATCCGAGCCAGCCGGCGGCGCGGCCCGGCCGTGACCAGCGTTGTGACGCCGATCTCCAGCCGGGCCGGCTCGCCCTGCTGCTCCTTCTGCTTGCGAAACATCTCGGCCCGTGCCGCCACCCACGGCGACAGTGCGAGCGAGTCCCGCGACAGCATGTCTTCCGCGTCTGACGGTGCACCGTGCACCTCGTTAACCATTGGCGACACCCGATGCACGAGCCCGTGGCGGCGTCCCAACTTGCGCAGCGTGTTCGTGGAGATCCCGAGCTGCATGGCCACGTCCTCAGTCCTGAGCGTGTCGTCGTTCCACAGCTTGAACATCAGCGGCACGTCGACTTCGATCTTGTTGCGTCCTCGTCGCATGTGCCTTAGTCCTTCGCCAAGGGCATGATCACGCCGGTGTACGGGCCGCACTTGAGCAGCACCCGGCTCTGCGGGTCCGTGGCGTAGAGACTGACCTGCGGCTCCTCGTCGGCGGGAATGAACTTCAGGAACTCGATCACGTAGCGCGGGTCCACCTTCGTCGGGCTCGTCGAGCCGGCCGCCACCAGCGGGCACTTCACCGTGCTCTCGCCGTACTCGGCCGAGCGGCCAGAAATAACGAGCGTGTCGGCGGTCCACACGCAGTCCACGCCCTTGCTCTGCTCGCTCGTCACGATGGCTGCGGCCCGCACGCTGGCGAGCAGCTCGGCCACCTCGAGCACCGTGGCCTGGCCCTCGGGCTCACCCACCACGTCACGCCACCGGGGAAAGCGGCCCTCGACCAGCCGGCCTGTCACGGTGGTGCCGTCGAGCTCAAACCGCACGTCCTTGGCGTTGGCCTCCACCTGCACGCTGCCGTCGCCCGTGGCCATGCCAGCCACGATGTCGAGCACCCGGCGCGGAACCAGAGTCTTCCGGTCGTCAACCGCTTGGTCGGTCTCGGTCTCGACACACGCCAGACGCCGGCCGTCAGTGGCCACCCACGTCGGGTTGCCGCCCTTCACCTCAATCAGCACGGCCCCGAGGGCGTAGCGGTTCGACTCAACGTCCGTGGCGTAGGTAGTGGCCTTGGCCGCTCGTGCGAACTGGTCCGCCGGCAGGCGACACACGGCCTGCATCTCGCCAGGCTCCCACGTCGGGTACTCAGCCACGTCCTCCGTGGGCAGCGTCCACGATCCGCCGCCGCATCGGACGGTCACGCTCGGCCCCTTGGCAACCAGCGTCACCTCGTCGCCCGTGGCAGCCCGAACGATGGCCAGCAGCCTGGCGTGCGGCACCAAGAACGGCTCGCAGTGCTCAGCGATCGTGCGGTCGATCCGAACCTCGAGATCCGTGCCGGTGACAAGCCCGTCACCGATTCGGCAGTTGGCCAGGATGGGCTTCGCGGGTCGGGCCGGCGTGGCGTGGTTGATCGCCACCAGGGCGTCAAGCAGCTCACTCTTTGGGATCTTCACGGTAGTACCGGAAGCCTTCGTCTTCGTAGCGGTCGCGGTCGTCATGGTGAGAGTCCTTTCTCTTCACAAGGGTCACGCCCACGGAACACCCGAGGGCGAATGTCAGTACGTTGAACAGCATGCCCAGGGCGATGCATGTGATCTCGGAGACGGTCACGAAGCACCGCCCTTCTGCGGCCCGTAGTGCAGCTGGAACAGCAGGGCGTTGTCGCCCTCGAGCTGCTCGACCTGGTGGCTGAGCCGGTGCCCTTTCCTGACGAGCTGGGGCAGCGTTTCGGCCGTCCACTCCAAGAGCTTTCGCACCTCGTCGTCGATGTCGTCGCGCCAAGCGGCACGCTTGCACAGCTTCGCGAGCACGAGCGGCGCTGGTGCCGGGTATGGATTCTCAGTCTGCATGGACCACCTCAATCCCACGGGCACGGCCCTGTGCCATGCGGATCCAGCCCTTACGCTCCAGCGCCTTGAGGTGACACGTCACGCCGTTAGGTGACTTGAACCCGAACTGCGTGGCGATTTCCCTGACGGTGGGCGAGAAGTAGCCCATGTGGGCCTTCATCCACTCGTACACCTCGCGCTGCTTCGCGGTCAGCGGCAGAGGCTCGGTTGCGGTCTCGGTTGCTGTATCCGTGGTCATGTGCCCTCCTTTGCGGCTGCTAGTTTTCTACGGGTACGTTCAAACGCTTCGGCTACCTCGCCGGTGAAGACCTTCGGTGGGGCCGGGCCGTCGCCGAAGTCGCGGCCCGTCTGCCGGCCTGGCGGCTCGTCGAACGTGCCGGCCAGCACCTTGTCGACGAAGCCGGGCGAGAACAGCTGCAGCAAGGTGGGCGGCGTCTTGAAGAACCGGCACCTCGGCAGACGCTGAATGGCGGCCAGGGCGTCGGTGCACCAGGCCGTGTCGTCCAGCTGCTCGGCGTGATGCTTGGGCGGCCG